ACATCCACTCAGGTTTATCTTGAGAGATATACAGCATCTACCAGTCCATACACAAGACCATCAATTCCATCTAGCGTAATTACATTTACATTGGTGTCTCCGTTGCCAGAGATGTATGTAAGTTCACAAGATCAAGGAACGGCAACAATTACGCATTTAGCTAATTCAACTGCTGGGAAAACTTATAAATATGCTGTTATAGGTTGATTTTTAACAAATTTTGATTAAAATGGATTCCGTGGATGACCCGCTATGGAATCCGAAACTCTAGGAGTAAAACATGGCGACTACAACCACATCACAGATTGACCCAACGATACAACCATACTTAGGCTATGGTCTGCAACAGGCACAGCAGTTGTATCAGGGAGGTGGCCCACAGTATTATGGTGGCCCTACATTCGTTAGCCCATCAACAACAACTCAGACTGGTTTACAGGCTTTGGAAGCTCGTGCTTCCTTGGGCAACCCATTGCTCCAATCTGCTCAAAATCAGCTTCAGAGTACAGTTTCTGGCAATTTCCTGAGTGGCAATCCATTCTTTCAAGGTGCTTTCCAACCTGCTGCTAAAGCTGCTGAAAGCCAATTCCAACAGACTTTAGGTGATATTGCATCTAAATCTAGTCTTGCAGGACGCTATGGCTCTGGTGCTATGGGTTCATTGCAAGATCGTGCTACTGGTCAGTTTGGTCAACAATTGGCTAATACGGCTGGTCAGTTGGCTTATCAGAACTACGAAGCAGAGCGTCAGCGTCAACAGCAAGCCTTGGGCATGGCCCCGACTATGGCTGGCGCAGATTACCAAGACATTCAAAATATGTTGCAAGCTGGTCAGATTCGTGAAGGCTACACAGGTCAGCAACAGCAAGCAGATATTGCTAAGTTCAATTTCCTGCAAAACCAGCCACAACAGAACTTGCAGAACTATTTGTCATTGGTCTATGGAAACCCACTAGGCCGTGTTGCAAGCCAGACAACTAGCGGAACACAAGACACATCTACCTTGCAAAATGTTCTTGGTTTGGCTGCTGTTGGTGGTGGTTTGTATAAGAATTTAGGTGGTTCTACTGGTATTAGTAACTTGTGGAATAGCGGTACTAACTGGCTAACTGGTGGCTCTAATATGGGTACTATTGACGCTACAGCACCTGCTCTTGGCTCTAACTGGTGGGATTGAACATGGCTGGACTATTAGACATTTTTGGTACTAGCGGTGCAGACACAATGGGTCTGCTCGGCATGTCACCTGCTGACATTCAGCGTAATCGTGATGATGCACAAGCACAAGCCTTGTATGCCCTAGCAGGACGACTATTCCAAGGAGGGAATACTGGTCAATCTATTGCTGAAGGCTTGCAAGCTGGTCAACGAGCCTATAAAGGCGGTATGACTGAGGCCATGCAAAACCAGTTGCAAAATGTTCAATTGCAAGAATTGTTGAAGAAGCGTCAAGAAGAACAACTTGCTAAACAGCAGCAATTGCAAGCACAACAGATTTTGGCTAAAGCATATCGTCCTGAGACGTTTGCAGAAACACCATTGACTAATATGTTTGGTCAAGAGATTGCTGGCCCTAACCAACCACAAGCGGGTGGCGGTGGTCTTAAAGCCGTTCAACGTGAATTGATGGCTCTTGGCCCTGCTGGTATGGCAGCACTACAAACTGCATCAGGTGTAGAAAAAGCATTGCGTCCTGAAGGTTATACGCTTAGTAAAGGTCAAGTTCGCTACGAAATTGGTGCTGATGGCAAGCCAATGATTGTTGCTGGTGGTCAGAAGCCAGCACAAATTGAAGACAATCCATTTGATATTTTTGCTAATGACCCCAATGTGCCTCCTGCTTTAAGAGCAACAGCACAAAGATATAGCAAAAGCTATGCAACAGGTGCTATTGACGATGAAACGGCTGATAAGCGTTTTGCTGAACTATCAAATAGGATTCAATCATCTGAGCAATTTAAGGCTTCACAAGCACAAACTGCTGCATTGGCACAAGGAAACCAAGCAACAACCAGAATGATGGCTGAATTTAAGATTGGTGAGCAACAAGCTAAAAAAGAAGAAAAAGACAAAACAAAAGCAGAAGCTAAACAGCAATTGTCGGATGTTGTTGGTCAACTAAAATCAAGTTATGACACACTTCTTGAAGGTGGTGGAATTACTAGCACAGCAACTGGTGGTCGTGAAAACATTGGCGCAAAGATGGGAACATCTGCTGTTGGTCAATTTGTCGGTAGTGCGCTTGGAACTAAAAACCAAGAGCAACGACAAATTATTGAACAGACTCGTCCTTTGTTGCTGAACTTGATTAAAGAAGCAACAGGTATGTCTGCATCTCAGATGAACTCAAATGCTGAAATGCAAATGTATCTGAAAGCAGCTACAGACCCTAAACTTAGCTATGAGGCTAACGTGAAGGCATTGCAGAATCTTGATAAGACATTTGGTCTTGGTCTTTTGAAGGATATTACTCCTCCAAAGAAAAAGACTGAAACAACATCTAGTGGATGGTAAACATGGCTGACATTACAGTAACTTTTGATGATGGAAGTTCTCATGTTTATAGAAATGCACCAGAGAATCTGACTAAAGATGATGCTCTTGCTCGTATTGCAAAAGACTTTGCAGGAAAGCAAGTTACTGGATTAGACAGAGTTGCTGGTGGGAAAAAACTGTCAACAGAAGAAGTGATTACTGGTGCTGTGACAAACCTTCCTAGTTCTTTGGGAAGCATGGCAGGTGATATTTATCAAGCAGTAACAAACCCTGTTCAAACAGCTAAAGCAGTTTTAGACCTTGGTGCTGGCGCATTGCAAAATGTTTTGCCAGAAAAACTTGTTCAAATGATTGGTGAGGATAAGCCAAGCCGTGAACTAGCATCTAAAGTTGGTCAACACTATGTAGAGCGTTATGGTAGCGTAGAAGGTGCTAAACGAGCATTAGCTACTGATCCTGCTGGTGTTATGGCTGACTTGTCTACTGTGCTTACTGGTGGTGCTATGTTGCCTACTCGTGCAGCACCCGCATTGGCTACTGCTGCTCGTGCTGTTGACCCATTGATGTTAGCTGCTCGTGCTACTGGCAAAACTGCTGATATAACTGGCAAAGCATTGAAGCCTTTGCTTGGTATGCAAACTGGTGTTGGTTCAGATGCAATTGGTCAAGCCTACCAAGCTGGTAAAGTTGGTGGTGAAACAGCAGATATTTTTAAAGCTAACTTGCGTGGTGAAGTTCCACAAACTGAAGTTTTAGATGCTGCTAAACAAAACTTAGCTGAAATGGCTATACAGCGTCAAAATGCTTATCGTACAGAGATGGCTAACATAAGCAAAGACAAGACTGTTTTGTCTTTTGATGGAATTGATAAAGCCATTGATAACGCTATGAACAAAACTACTTACAAAGGTAAAGTGGTTAATGAAAAGGCGTTTGATAAGTTGTCATCAGCAAAAGCTGAGATTGATGCTTGGAAAGAATTAGACCCTGTTGAGTTTCATACTCCAGAAGGTCTTGATAAACTAAAGCAAAAAGTAGGTGCAATTCTTGAGGATATTCCTTATGAGCAAAAGACTGCTTTAACTGCTGTCAATGAAGTCTATAACGGCATCAAAAACGAAATTAAGAAACAAGCACCTACATACGCTAAAACAATGCAAGCGTATTCAGAAGCTACTGACCTTATTCGTGAAATTGAAAAATCATTATCACTTGGTAATAAAGCGTCAATTGATACGCAAATGCGTAAATTGCAATCAATTATGCGAAACAATGTAAATACCAATTGGGGTCAGCGCATGAACTTGGCGCAACAATTAGAAGCTGCTGGTGGCAAGCAAATGATGCCAGCATTGGCAGGTCAAGCGTTAAGCAACTATGCGCCTCGTGGATTGCAAGGTGCTTCATCTATTCCTACTGCTCTGTTGGCTGGTAGTGTTTTTGGAACACCACTTGCTGCTGCATCATTGGCTACATCATCTCCTCGTTTGATGGGCGAAGCTGCTTATGGCGCAGGTCGTGTTGCTAAAGGTCTTCTTGATGTTCAAAACAAGATGCCAAACATAGACTATCCAACAATGTTCAACTTGTTATATCAAGCAAATCAACCTAGAAAAATTGACTTAACTGGTATGGCTAACCCCGACTAAGGACTAACATGGCAAAGACCAAGATTTCAGAATACAGCAGTACCGCTAATAACAATACTGACATTAACAGTATTAACTTAGCGGAGGGTATGGCCCCGAGTTTGGTCAATAACGCCATTCGTCAATTGATGGCTCAGTTGAAAGACTTTCAAGCTGGTACGGCTGGTGACAATGTAACTGTTGGTGGTAATTTAGCTGTTACTGGTACTTCTACCATGACAGGTGCAATTACTGCTTCTGGCGGTATTAGTGGCAATGTCACATCATCATCTGCAACTATTACTGGTGGAACTATCAATGGTGCTGTAATTGGTGGTTCTTCTCCACAAGCCATTACAGGAACGACAGTAACAGCCTCTACAGGCTTTGTTGGCGGTTTGACAGGCAATGTCACAGGAAACACCACAGGAACTCACACAGGGGCTGTAACAGGCAATGTGACTGGTAACTTGACAGGCAATGTCACGGGCAATGTAACTGCTTCCACAGGAACTTCAACATTCAATAATGTCACGATTGATGGCACATTGGATATGTCTTCTGGAACAGTAGGAACAATCACAGGATTGGCTACACCTACTAATGCTTCTGACGCAGCCACTAAGGGCTATGTAGACACAGCAGATGCTTTGAAGCTGAATCTGTCTGGTGGCACTATGTCAGGCAATATCGCTATGGGTACAAACAAGATCACAGGTCTTGGTACACCTACTGCTGATGCTGACGCTGTTACCAAGTCTTATGTAGATGCTATTGCCCAAGGTATTGATGCAAAAGCCTCTGTGGTTGCTGCTACAACAACCAATATCACTTTATCTGGCACACAGACTATTGATGGTGTTTCGGTTATTGCAGGTGATCGAGTATTGGTTAAAGACCAGACTACTACTGCCAACAATGGTATTTATCTGTGTGCAGCAGGTTCATGGACTCGCACAACAGACGCTGATGCTTGGACAGAGTTGGTTGCTGCTTATACCTTTGTTGAGGGTGGCACAACTAACGGCAATAACGGCTATATCTGTACTGTTGCAGCAGGTGGTACTTTGGGTACTACAGCGATTACCTTTGCTCAGTTCTCTGGTGCAGGTCAGGTTGTTGCTGGTACTGGCATGAGCAAGACAGGTAACACACTTAATGTAAATACAGCATCAAGCGCACGAATTGTTGTTAGTGCAGATGAGATTGACTTGGCTACAACTGGTGTTACAGCTAGTACTTATAAGTCTGTGACTGTAGACACATTTGGTCGTGTTACGGCAGGTACTAATCCAACAACTATCTCTGGTTTTGGTATTACAGATGCTTACACAAAGACTGAAGTTGACACTTCTCTGAGTGGTAAGTTATCTACAAGTGGTGGCACTATGAGTGGTGCTATTGCAATGGGTACTTCTAAGATTACTGGTTTGGGTGACCCAACAAGTAACCAAGACGCTGCTACAAAGACTTATGTTGATGGCATCTTAGGTAGTGCAACATCTGCTGCGACAAGTGCTGCTGCTGCAGCTACTTCAGCATCTAACGCTGCTACAAGCGAAACAAATGCCTCTACATACGCAGGAAACGCCTCTACAAGCGCAACGGCTGCTGCTGCTAGTGCTACGAGTGCTGCGAACACTTATGACGCCTTTGATGATCGTTATTTGGGTTCTAAGTCAACTGCACCATCTGTAGACAATGATGGTAATGCTTTGCTCACAGGTGCTTTGTACTGGAATACAGCGACTAGTAATCTGTTTGTATGGACTGGTTCAACATGGACTAGCGCAGCGTTTACAGCAGGTGGATTCCTCGTTAACTCTAATAACTTGTCTGATGTATCTAGTGCATCTACAGCTCGTACTAACTTAGGTTTGGCTATTGGTACTAACGTACAAGCTTGGGATGCTGACTTAGATACTTGGGCAACTAAGACTGCTCCTAGTGGTACTGTTGTTGGAACTACAGATACTCAAACCCTGACAAACAAGACCATTGAAGCTGGTACATTCACCAATGGTTACACAGAAGAAACTGTAACTGCTAACACTTCTACAGCTTACACAGTTGACTTGGCTAATGGTTCAGTACAGATTCTGACATTGACTGGTAACTGCACATTTACATTCCCTACAGCGACAGCAGGTAAGTCTTTTACCATGCTGCTCAAACAAGATGGTACAGGTAGCCGTACTGTGACATGGCCTGCCGCTGTGAAGTGGCCTAGTGGAACTGCGCCAACCATTACAAGTACTGCCTCTAAGCTAGATAAGTATATCTTTACGGCTGACGGCACTAATTGGTACGGCTCTAACGCTGGCCAGAATTACACAGTTTGAGGTGACTAATGTTTAGCTCAAACACTTCACAGGTTGTCGCCACCTCTACGCAAGCAGAGGCTGTCGACTTTGATGGCACAAATGATTATCTGTCGCGTTCGACGGATTTGACGGGAAACACTGACAACAAGACATTCACGTTTAGCGCGTGGGTGTGGTCGTCAAGCACCAGCACAAGTGCAACCACAATTTACTCAGCTTATGACCCTTCCTCAGTATTTACTAGATTTGAAATAGGACTAAATGGAAATCAAGTCCGTGTTTTGGGTTACAACACCTCAAACTCCCTTGTGCTTCAAGCATCTGGGACATTATTAGGAATTTCAAAAGCTAATACTTTCTACCATGTGCTTTTTTCAATGGACATGGCCAATACAAGCAACCGATATATCTATGTAAACGACGTATCCGTGCTTGATAGTGTTGCCGCGTATGAAAATTTAAATATTGGTTTTGCTACTTCTACGCATTACGTAGGGGCGCTTGCTGGAACGCCAACGCTAGGAGCTAGGTTTTCCAACGTCTACTTTGACAAAACCTACCGCGATCTAAGCGTCACGGCTAACCGTCGCTTGTTCATTACTGCTGATCTTAAACCTGCCGCTGGCCAAGCCGCACTCAATCCAATCCTGTACTTGCCAATGAGCAACCCAACTACGGTTGGGACTAACGCTGGTACGGGTGGCAACTTTACGTTGACTGGAACAATTGCACGTTCAGGTCGTGGGCCGAATCAGTACAACGCGCCTTACAGTGATTTGGATGGGTCTGCGGATTATTTGAGCAAAGCAGCCGTAACAGGTTTAAGTGATTCACAAGTATTCACTATGAATTTTGCGTTTAACAATGACGCAATAGGGACAACACAATACATTTTCCTTGGACGTCTTTCGCCATACACTAAGTTTTTGGTAAGCGTTGATTCAGGCTTGTTAACAGTAACCGCATTAAATTCTTCTGTTGCAGTTGTTTTGAGTTTTAGTTCAAGGCTTCCATACGCATCAACATTAACGACAAATAGAAATTACGTAGTTAGTATTTCAATTGACTTATCAAGCACATCAAACCGCCACGTTTATATCAATGGTGAATCTGCTACTACAACGTGGACAACATACACAGTAGGCGGGACAATAAATTTCACTGGGCTTAATGTTTTTGCAGTTGGCTCAAATTACGCTGGTGGCGGTACTTTTTTTAATGGTCGCCTCGGCGCACTCTGGTTCAACACAAGCTACATTGACCTGTCAGTAGCGTCTAATCTTGCCAAGTTTGTTTCAGGAACAGGCATTGATGCCAAACCTGTTGACTTAGGCGCTACTGGTGAGCTGCCTACGGGTACAGCACCGCTGATTTACTTGCCCATGTACGCCAACAGAGCTGGCAAGAACTACGGCACAGGTGGCGACTTCACTGTCAACTCTGGCCCGTACACAGGTGCGCGTGGGCCTAATGAGTTTTGGGGCAACAAAGCTAGTGGGTTTAATGGGTCGAGCAATATTTATCTAACAAAAGCCACTGCGTTATCAGGCGTTCCTAGTTCAGGGAGTACGCTTTCAATTGTTTGTTGGTTCAACCTTACAAATTACACAAGTAATCGTACTATCTTTGGTACAAATTCAGCGGGCACAATGACGTTGCAAGTTACAAGCGGTGGAAATTTGTTTATGTGGCTGGATTCAAGTGGGTATGTACAGTTTTCACAGGTTGTTCCAACAGGAAGTTGGGTTTGTCTTATGTTCTCCAAAACAGGATCAACATATACTGTTTATGTAAACGATACTGTGCATACTGTAGATGTAGCAAATTCATTTAATCGAGGGAATTCCGTTACATATACTAACACTCCAGTTAATATTGCTACTAGGTATGATGGTAGTTCTACAGGTGAAAAATGGTATGGCTCCCTCTCCGAGTTCTACTTTACCACTGAATACATCGACTTCAGCCAAGAGGCCAACCGCCTGAAATTCCGCGACTGCTTTGGCAATCCAACTGATTTGCCATCTGCAATCACAGCGGCATCAGTCCCAAATCCAGCAATCTATATGCGCTTCTCGCCGACATCGTTCGGCACAAACTCAGGCACAGGCGGTAACTTCACCGTCACCGGCACAATCACAGACGGAGGACAACTTTAATGTACGCACTCATTGAAAAGGGCGAGATCACTCGCCACAACGTAACCCTACCTACAACAGTAGGTAACACATCTATTCCAAGAGGCGCGACAGGTCTGGACGCATTTGGTCTGTATCCTATTGTGGGTGACGAGCCAAGCCATACAGATCGTGAACGCATCGCTGGGCCTCAATATGTATTTGATGGCACTCAAGTCAATCGTGTTTTTACTGTTGAAGCTATCCCTGACGAGGAAAAAGCGGGTCAGGTTCGTGCAGAGCGAAATGATAAACTGACTGCATCAGATTGGACACAAGTAGCAGATGCACCAGTAGATAAAACAGTATGGGCTACATATCGTCAAGCCTTGCGTGATATTACAACGCAGACAGGTTTTCCTTGGACTATTACTTGGCCTGATGCACCATGACAAACGAAGCTGTATCAACAAAAATAGCATCAGCAGCTACTTATGGTGGCTCTAGTGCAGCAGTCATCTTTGGGTTAACAGCTAATGAGTTTGCTGCTATCTCTGGTGTTGTCATTGCTGTTATTGGTTTACTTGTAAACATCTATTTCAAGCATCAACACTTGAAAATCGCACGAGCATCGGCTAAAGCTGATGAATCTGAAAAATGATTGACTGGCTTGAAGCGGTTATCGCTGCTTCTTGCATAGTTTCATTTATTATTTTTTGTAGCTACGTTATTTTAATTTGTTGGCCTTGAGGTGGAATTATGATTGACCCGATGAGTGCATTAGCTGGCATACAGTCAGCAATTAGCATGGTCAAAAAGGCCAGCAAAGTAGCCAATGATCTGGGTTCTCTTGCCCCGATGATTGGCAAGATGTTTGACGCTAAGAGTGTAGCTACAAAAGCTCTTATTGAATCAAAGCGTAACAAAGGCTCAAACATGGGGACTGCTCTCCAGATTGAGATGGCCTTGGAACAGGCTAGAGCCTTTGAAGAAGAACTAAAAATGTTGTTCATGCAAACAGGCAAGATTGATGTCTGGAACAAGATTAAAGCTCGTCAGGCTGAGATGGATTTGGCTGATGCCAAAGAGATGAAAGCCCTAAAAGATGAGGAAAAAAAACAGAAGCAAAAGGAGCAAGAGCAACTCGAATGGGCCTTGTTAATTGGCGGGATCGGCCTCGTAGTTCTTCTTGTTGGTATCGGCATAAATGAGCTAATGGACTTCTGCCAAACAACTCGCAGATGTGGCAGATGAATGAGTATCAAAAGCAATTCAACCTATTTTGCAAAATCATGTGCTATGGGTGGGCTGCTTGGTGGTTTATCGGATTCTTGAAGTTCTTGCCTAATGATCTATCTGACAAGATTGTTAAACTTCTATTGGGAAAGATTGGGTTATGAGAATCACAACTTACCAACAAAACGCACAGATGCTGTGGGAGGCTCACAGAGCGATCCACAAGCAAAACATGGAGCGTCTTGCGGAACTGACAAAGAGAGCAGACGAGCAGAAGAAAGCTTACGAAGTTAAAACACAATGGCAAAAGGTAGATGTTTATGTTTAAGTACCTGATCGTCTGTATAGCTTTTATGCTATCAGGCTGTAAAGACGTTTACCGATACAAGTGCCAAGACCCTGACCAGTTTACTGCTCCAGAGTGTCAAAAGCCTAAGTGCTTATTTACTCAGCAATGCCCAGAATATCTGGTTGCCCCAATCTTGGAGAAAAAAGTAAATGATGTCCAACCAGAAAAGCCTAACCCCTGACGAAATCGAAGTACGAATCTGGGGTTTTGTTGTTGTAGCCGTAACCCTGATTCTTTGCTTTATCGTTGTAGCTTTGCTCTACTCTGTCACCTTTGTGACACAGCCAATCAAGAGCATGGCCCCGATAGACCAAGCTTACACAAAGATGCTGAACGATATTGTTCTGCTGATCGTGGGTGGCATCGGTGGCGTTATGTCTAAGCGTGCTGTGGCTGCTGGCTCTAAGGCTTTTGGAACGCCTAATCCTCCAATGCAACCAATGTGTCAGCCAATGGGTTTTAACGGCTCTCAGGGCAGTTTTAGCTCGTCCTATGCCCCTACGCAGTCTGCGTATGGTTTGCCTAGTCAGCCATTTGGTGCAATGCCTGTTTGGAAGAATCCAGAACTAGACGAATCTTGGACTCCTCCTCCTCCTCCAACCACTCCTCCAGAACTACTGGAAGAAGACCATGAGCGTGAGCATCTAGCCCAAGCTCGTAAGGAGACTGAATAATGTTTGGCATACCACTTCCATATTTATTATTAGGGTTAACCATTACTTTATTTGGTACATATCGTGGTGGATACCATTTTGGATGGGCAGATCGTGACGCTGATATGCAGATCGCTATTGCAAAGAAAAACGAAGAAGCTCGTGAACTAGAAAAGAACATGACTTCCAAACTATCTGACCAAGAGACAAAACTCAGAAAGGCACAAGATGAAATTGTTAAAAAACAGTCTGCTATGCATGAACTTGCTCGTACTGGTAGGTTGCGCCTCCCAACCGCCAGTTGTCCACAAGCCAGCGCAAATTCCCCCACTCCCGCAGGAAATAGCGATTCCTCTCAATCCGAACTTGAGCGACAGACTATTGAAGCTCTTATCGACATCGCAGCCGAAGGAGACAAAGCCATTACCAAGCTCAACTCCTGCATCTCTGCCTACAACGAAGTGAGGAATTTGGTAAATGGTCAATAGTCAACACCTGCAAGCTATGCGTATTGACCCTGTTTGGGTGGATGCGCTAAACGAGACTTTTCAGCGTTTCAATATCCTTACACCAATCCAACAAGCGTCATTCATTGGACAATGTGGGCATGAGTGTGGTAACTTCCGCATCTTGGAAGAAAACCTGAACTATCGTGCTGAAACCCTGATGAAGCTTTGGAAAGCCAGATTCCCAACAATTGAGATTGCTAACGAATACGCTAGGAATCCCAAAAAGATTGCTAACAAGGTCTATGCAAACCGCATGGGAAATCGTGATGAAGCGTCTGGTGATGGCTATCGTTTTCGTGGTCGTGGGTGTATCCAGTTGACTGGTCATGCCAACTACTTCCATGCAGGTCAAGCTTGCGGTGAGGATTTTGTGATGCAACCTGATTTGGTAGCTACTCCTCGCTATGCTGCAATGACTGCAGGATGGTTCTGGAATACGCACAAGCTAAACCAGTATGCTGATCGACAAGATTTCTTAATGATGACCAAGAAAATCAATGGTGGCACGATTGGTTTGGATGATCGAATCAAGCATATCAATCACGCATTGGACATATTAAATGGCTAATATCCCAACACAAGACGATGCACGAATCTTTGCTGAAAGCGTAAAAAAGTGGCAACAAGTGCTAAGTCTTGGCGATTGGCGAATTGAGAAAGGGCAAAAGCCCGCAAAGCAAGCGATGGCCTCAGTAGAGTTTACTGAAAATGCTCGTCTTGCTGTTTATCGACTAGGTGATTTTGGTGCTGAAAAGATTACGCCAGAATCGCTTGATAAGACTGCACTTCACGAGTTACTGCATATCTTTTTGCATGACTTGATG